TCAAAACAATCCCACCGGCTGCACAGCATCATCCCAACTGAAAATGATCAGCTCGCGGCGCTCGACGCCCTTCCCACCGCCTATCGTGTACTGAATCGGCACGCTCTCGATATGGAAACCGGCGAACACGCGCCGGATTTCCGGATGGTCGTTGAGGCTGACGATCGCCCGCCCCTTGAGCGAACGCAACCGCTCGGCCATCTTCTCGTACTCCGTGAAAGGGAATGCGACGCCGTACCCTTCAGTCTCGAAGTACGGCGGATCAAGGTAGAACAGCGTGTGCGGCCGATCGTAACGATCGATGCACGTCGCCCAATCGAGCCGCTCGATGTACGCATTCGCGAGACGAATGTGCGCCGCCGATAGCTCCTCCTCGATGCGCAACAGATTCAACCCAGGCGGATGCTCCGTCCGCGTCCCGAACGTCTGCCCTTCGAGCTTCCCGCCAAAGCAACTTTTTTGCAGGTAGTAGAACCGTGCCGCACGCTGGATGTCGGTGAGGGTTTCCGGGACCGTATGCTTCAGCCACTCGAACACCTGCCGGCTCGTCAGCGCCCATTTGAACTGACGCACGAACTCTTCGAGATGGTGCTGAACGACGCGATACAGGTTCACCAGTTCGCCGTTGATATCGTTGATCACCTCGACCTTGGCCGGCGGTCGCATGAAGTACAGCGCCGCCCCGCCCGCGAACACCTCGACGTAACAGTCGTGCTTCGGAAAGCGCGGGATGATGTGGTCAGCGAGTCGACGCTTGCCGCCGATCCAAGGGATGATGGGATTTGCCATGGTGAAAGCCGTTTTTAAACTTGGTGTAGAATCCGGCCCGCCTACGTAGGTAAGCAGGGCCTTGGCCGATTCACTGGCACGGACAGTGGAAAGGCGACCGGCATGCGTGTTCCCGCACGCACGCCGGTCGCCCTGTTTCTCGTTACTTCTGTTCGCAGCCCGGAGTCATAGGCCGGACTGCGCACACGTAGCCCTGTAGGGCCGTCAGTTTGTCGATCTCGCGCTGATCGTCGCCGGCGACGCCGAAAACGCGTTCCGCAACCGCTGCGTCGACGTCTGCATAGGCGGCGGCACCATCGCCCACGCCGGTGGCGCTGGAAGCGCCGGGCACGCCGTCGCCACCGGCTGCCGTGCAGTGTCGGACAGCGACGCGCAGCCGCTCAGTGCCAGCGGCAAGAGCAGCCCGCAGGCTGCGACTCTCTGCTTCATGCTCGTTCCTCTCCTTCGTGGTTCGTTGGTCGACGGCGGCCACCGCCGACGCGGCGGCATCGTGCGCGGCGATCGCGCGCTGCTCGGCATCGAGCGCGGCGCGCGAGATCGCGTCCAACGCTTCGGCGCGCCGTTGCGCATCGAGCGCTCGCGCGGCCTGTACATCGGCAAGCCGACGTGCGCCGATCAGGTAATCGACGCAAGCGCCAGCCGCCATGCCAAGCAGCGCGGCCAACAGATACAGAGCTGCTTTCGGCATCACAGCCCCCGCTCACAAATTGCGCGTTCAGTAGCGCGGCGTTTCACGAGACCAGGCAGCACTCGACCGCCAGCAGTCACCCACTGCGGCCGACCGTTGTCCGACTCGTTGATCGCGCGACACGCGCCCCGCCAGTCGCCCGCATTGAACCGCCTCGCCGTTGTGCTGCCGCAGTAGGCGCGCGGCCCGATGTTGTAGGCGAAGCTCACCGCCGCCGCGAGCTGATATGTGCGCCCCCTCAAGCCGGGCGTGCACGTCAGGACCGGCTCCGCGTGCTCGATGAGCCGTTGCTCGAGCCGCGCGCGGCATTCATCACGCGTGAAGCGCTGGCCCGCGTACACGTCTTTCGTATCGCCGTTGCATGCCGTGACGATGCCGATTGGATCTGGCCGCGCGACAAGCACCTCACCTTCAAATGCAGGAATGATAGAAAGCAAAAGGGCCGCTGTCGCGGCCCCTACCACTCCAATCAGCGTCTTCTTCTCAGCCATCGTGATGCTCCAGTTCACGCAGGCGTGCAGCGAGCTCGATCTGCTCTCGACGATCCTTACGTCGTGCGAAGTAAAAATTCAAACCGAAAGTCGCGATCGCCGTGAGAATACCGACGATCACGCCGATATCGGTCAACGTAAGCGACGACGCGACCGACGCTATGCTTCCCGCGTAGCTCACGGCTTCCGTAGGACTAGCTCGCATCCACTCCTCGCAGAAATGAAAAAGCCGCCCAAAGGCGGCGTATTAGATGATCCCGGTTCCGTCCAACACCATGAATCGATAGTGCCAACATTCGCGAAACGTTGCGACATTGGGATGTCGGCCGCCGTTGTATAGCAGCGTCCCCCAAGATACGTTGCCGCCGCTCACCCGTACGGCGCTTATCTCAAGGATGTCCCACAGCCGCTGATTGCTGTTCGACGACCCCCAAATAAAATGCGCGGGCCACATTCCCGAAATCAACACCGGACGATCATACAATCGCTGCTGCCATTGAGGACTGGGAGCACCCTCCACCGTCCAGCCCGTTCCATTCATGTAGACATCCTGAACCACGTCGAGCACACGGTAAAACGGCGTCAACGCATCTGCAATCAATTGACTGCGCTCGTTGAACACCTGCAGCCCGAATCCATGATCCACCGGCGGGACGTTGGAAAACACAAAGAAGCGCACGGTAGCCTGCGTTTCGGTAATAAGGCGCACCGTGTAGGTCCGCCCGTCGTTGCTATAGGAGTCCCAAATCGATATCCCCACTCCCGGATCAGTGGAGAACGCATATAGCGGAACTTCAGCAGAGAACGTGAACGAGCACACCCAAAATTGCCCTTCGTAGGGAATATTCTTGTCGTTCCTGACCGTCTCAATACGAATCAGTTGCGATATCGCCACCATCGACTGAACGAGTTGATAGTTCGGCGTCGAACCGTCGATCTGAAACAGCCCCCCTTCTGTAAAGGCTTGAAATCTTCCATCCATCAGAAAACCCCGTAGACAAGCCAGCCCGGCACCGGCGTTCGATTGCTGCTATTACCGTCGCGGCTGAACCACCATCGCACCCCACCCGCATTGATTTCCACGTTGGGCACCGGGGCGTTCATCGAAATGTGCCGGAACAACCAATCGGGCATGAATGCCCAGAACGGTTCCCCGCGCGAGAGATCTGCCGCCGCGCTGCCGTCCATGCCCTCTTGAATACGCTGCATTCCAACGATCCGGCCACAGCGTGTCGTTCCGTCGAGCATGAGGCGCGCCGCTCCGTCCCAAATCCATAATCCCGCATCCATGCTCACCACATCCCCATTCGCACGCGAAGCACGCCGTTGCCGTCGTACACCCGCACTCCGTTTCCGTCGATAACCGTCCGAATGCCGCTTCCGTTCACGGAGTTGATTTCCATCCAACCGGACTTGTCCCACCGCCAACCCTGCCGCCCCGCGATGTAGTTGTCGGACTGGATATAGTTGCCGATCATCGCGTTCGTGATCCAGCCCGCACCGATCAGCGCCTGCCGCAAAAACACTTGCCCGCCTTGCACAACGAACGGCGCGCCGATCACGCCCGCACCGTCCTCGTCGATCACGGCGAATCGCTTCGCAGACACAAGCACCTGCGATTCGACGACGCCGTTGTCGTTGTCCATGCCCACGCCGATCGATGCCATGTACTTGCGCCCGTCGACGGTCGTCTGCACCTTGATCTGATACGACGCCGCGACGCGTCCGTTCAGATCGGCGTAGGACTGCGCCACGGTTTGTACCGCGGCCGCGTTGTCGTTCACCTTCGCCTGTACAGTCGTGATGTCCTGCGCCATCGCACGATCGGCTTCGACACGCGCAATCGTCTCCTTCTGCACGGCGGCGTTCAGCAGATTCGAGCCCGAGTGCAGCTGGGCCGCGACTGTTTCGACTTTCTTCGCGACCGCCATATCGCCCTCGGCGATCGCCGCCTGCAGCGACCACACGCCAGCATTGAGCCTTTCGTCGCCCGCGTAGATCGTTGCGTCGCCGGCCATCGGCGGGGTGATCAGGTCGATCGGCGCGCGCAGCTCCGTGCCAAGCGCCGACTTCCCGATCTGGCCGGCGAAATACTTCTCGTAGTCGCTTTGATCCGTGCTCGGCTGCCCCTGCACGCCCGGCCCCTTCGCCGGGAACCACGGCCCGACGTTGCCGGACGTGTCGACCAGGCGCGCCCAGAAATAAAACACCTGCCCGACCGCGAGCCCCTGATACGACGTCGACGCCTGCGGATACGCGAAGTCGGAGAACTTGGTCGCGTCGTCGCGATTCGGCGTGCGGCTGTACCAGATCTCCGTTCGCTGCGTGTCGCCAGCGGAACCGTCACCCGGAAACGCCCATTTCAGATCGATCCCGTACACGATGCCCGCCGCAGTCAGCGACACGACCGACGGCGGCGGAGTGGTTTTCCCGGTCAGTTGCGTATCGACGCCGTACGCCGGAATCGACGTCACGCCGAGCGCGTTCTCGGCGCGCACCCGCGCGAGGTACTTGCCCTGATAGATTCCCGGCACCTCGACCTGCAGGCCGCCTGTCGACGGCACCTTCACCCACTCGCCGTTATCCTTCCGCCATTCGACGACGTAGCTTGTCGCGTGGTTCGCTGCATCCCACGCGATCACCATCGTTGTTTTCGAAATACCCTGATCGACCACCGAGTATGTCGAGAGGCGGACGTTCGACGGCGGCGGCTGCACCGATGGCGGAACGATCGTGATCGGCCGTTGCTGAATCTGTGCGCCGTCGTCGATCGCCGCGTACTTCCCCGGCTCGTACTGCGTCGCGTTGATCGTGTAGACGATCTGGCCGTCGTCGTCGCTTTCCTGCACGCTCACAACGCGATACTGCTGCGCCGCGAGCTCGCGGCTTTCGATCATCCACACAGCGCCCGCCACCGGATCGGCGTCGAAGCGCTCGGCGAGCGTGACCGTGTCGCCGTCGACCGACTTGACTGCGCGCGCCTGGGCAATACCCGACGGCAGAATCGCCGTGAAGCGATCGCCGGCGGCGATTGTCGGCGCCTTGTCGAGCGTGATCCTTTCGCCAGCCGCTGCGCGGATGCGCCCGCCGATCCGGCGGCCGGCCTTCTTTGGGTCGGCAACGGCGATCACCTGTCCCGGCGCACAAAGCGTCCCATCGAGCCCGACCTGAAACGACACCGTCCCGGTCTCGTACCGCGACGTCAGCAGCAGCCAGCGCCCGAGCCGGTGTGCCTGCGCCTGCGACGTGCAGCCGAACGCCGTGACCTCCGTCTTGATGACGCCATATCGCGCAATCCCGTCGTCGTCCTGCACGGGCTCGACAGCTTGCTTGTACTGGTTCGTCGGATCGTTGTAGCTGACGAGCGCAACTGTGTAACGCGTCTTGCGTTCGCTGCCGACGTACTTGAATGAACCACCGACGACATTCGCGGCCGTGTACAGGTAGACCGGATCGGATGGCATATCGGCCGACGCGACCACCGACCCGGCGCCCCAGTACGAAATGCCGCGAAAGACGCTCGCGAGATCCTGTACCACCTTAAATGCGTCCGCGCGCGTCTGAAGCACGCAGTTGCAGGTGAAGCGCGGCTCCTTGCCGCCCTTCCCGTCGGACACGAGTTCGTCGCAGTAACGCGCGATTGCGTACAGCGCCCACTTATCGACCATCGAAGCATCGACACGGTCGCCCAATCCGTTGAGCTTGTCGAGAAGTAGGCCGTAGTAGACCCACGCCGGATTGTTCGTCCATGCTGCCTTGAACGTACCGTCCCATGTACCCGAGTACGTACGCGTCTCCGGGTCGTAGTTTGTCGGGACTCGGAAGATCATCCCTCGCACGTGATACGAACGCACTGGCACGCTCGAGAACGAACGTGCGTCGAACGCCATACCGACAAGCGCCGTCATCGGATAGCGGAGCTTCCGATCGATGATCTCGGTAATCGCCTCGATGTTGATCGCGTCGGCGATCGTCGCCGTGTGCGCGTTCGGCGTGATGCGGCGCACGCGGATCAACCAACCATTTTTTGCGCGCGGCAGCTCGATCCGATGCGAGCGCTCATAGAGCGACGTCGTCTTGCCGTCGAACGCACCGGCCAGCACCTGCGCATACGACCCGCCGTCGACCGACAAGTCGATCGCATAGTCGACGCGATAGCCCGTGATATTGCCGTTCGACGTGTCCTGACGCTGTAGCGCCGGCACACCGAAGCGCACGCGCACCGCAGTCAGTTGCGTATTCTGGATTTGGCGCACCCACGGCGCGTCGGACGTCAGCGGCACGCCGACGCCGGCCTCACGCTCGACGGCCGGAAAACCCGGGATGTAGTCCTGATCCTGCGTGCCGGTTCGCGCGTCGACGGTGTAGTTCTGGAAATTTAGCGAGCCGTCCGCGTTCTGGATCGGCGTGCCGTCGAGATAGACCGACTGCAGGCCATTCACCAGCCCCACGATGGGCCCCGCCGAGATCACGTCGAGCACCTTCGCGCGCGCAATCGAATGCAGGCTGTCGGGCGATTCACTGCTGCCACCGCCACCACCACCTCCCTTGGCGCCGTAGATGCGCTTCACCCCGCCTTCAGCATGGACCTTCTTCAAACCTGATCCTCCGCATAGATTCCCGAACTGACCACCTTCGAGCCGACGACCATTTCGCCGATGACGAGCGGCACCGGCTCGCCCTGCGCAGCGCTGTTCACGGGTCCGTTGAAGTAGTACGACGTGCCGTTGTTCGCCGTCCCCGCGAGGCCGGCCTGTTGCGGACTGAGCATCTGCACGATGCCGCCCAGCGCCATCGACGCGCCGAGCCCCATCAGCGATGTGCCCCACGGCTGCGCGAAACCGAACGTCGCCACCGCGCCAACGGCAACGAGTGCGGCGCCGAGAATCGTGTTGAAGAGCCCGCCGCGCTTACTGCCGACGATTACCGGCGCAATGCGGATCTCGTCGCGCCCGACCGGATGCTCGAGCTCGTCCTCGTCGAGATTGCGCCGGCCGTTGAACACGGCGAACGTGAGGCCGGCGTCGCGCGCCGACGTCAGGAACGCACGGAAGCCGGGAATCAGCACCGATAGCGCGCGCACCGCCTCTGCGGTCGACGAGACGGCAAGGCGGTGAATGCGTCCGAAACGCACGCCGAGCGTGCCGTACAGCCTTATCATGCGAAGCGTCTCGCTCACTTCCTGTCTCCCACGTAGCGCAGCACCGTCGTGCAGCTGTCGGCCCACATTCCGCCCCACACCGCGCGCGTCGACAGACGCCCGTGCATGTGGTGCAGGAATTGCCCGTCACCGAGATACACGCCCGCGTGATTCGGCACACCGTTCTTGCTGCGGATCTGCATCAGCAGCACGTCGCCGACCTGCAACGTCACGTCGCGGCCGACGTCGAGAAAGCCAGCGTCCTGATAGTGGTTGAGGTAGAGATTCGATCGGCCATCGTTCCACCACTCGTCCTCGCGCTCGAAGTCGGGTAGCGCGACGCCGCGCTCGGCGAGATACCAGTCGCGCACGATCGCGTAGCAGTCGTGCACGCCATGGACGAACTGGCGGCCGACTAGTCGCGCGACGTAGCCTCCCGGCTCGAATTCGCACCAGTCGTCGATGCCGATCGAGCCATCGGCCTGCACGCCGAGCGACACGATCACCCATTTCGCGATGCCGCTGCGCCCGCACATCGTGCGGTCCTCGTCGGTCGGCTGTGCCGATGCGCCGGGATGCGAATGAACGAGAGCGACAATCTCGCCCATGTCTTCGGCCGCTGCGTAGTCCTCCGCTGCGAGCGCGAACTGGTCGGTTGGTGCGGCCGCGAGGTTGCGGCAGCGCACGTATATCTCGCCGCTCTCGGTCTTCACGACGAGCCCGCAGCACTCGCGCGGATACTCTGCGATCGCGTGCGCCTCGATCGCCTTCTTGATTTGTTCGTCCATAAAAAAACCCGCCGTGTGGCGGGTCCTCATATCGAAACTGTTTCGTGCATCACGCCATCGTGTCGCACAGGAAGCCGTCGAACGGCAATGGGTTGTTCACACCGAATCGACGTTCGCAACCGCTGATCTTCTTGCTGCATCGATCGAGCGCGGGATCGCTTACCGGGTTGTCGTCCTTGTCGAAACACGCCGCTCCGGTATAGCCGCACTCGGGACCGCGATACCCCAATTGGCAGATCGAAATGATCTGCCGCTTCGGCAGTTGCTGGCCGCCAAAGTCGAGCGGCGACGACAGCGTGAATTCGACGTGCAATCCCGGCTGCTCGTCGCTCTTCTGCTCGATCCGCCACTGCTGCGGCGGCAATTCTTCGTTCGGGTCCGCCGTCGGATTGCCGGCCGGAAAGTTCACGGCGTCGAGGTAGCGCGCGAGTGTCCGGCGCCGGAACACCTTCGCGCCGACGAGATCACCAAGCGCAACGCACAGCGCCGAAATCGTTCCGTTGATGTCACCCACCCGCAGCGTCGGCGATGGCTGCTGCGCGTCGGATGTCTGCTCGAAGCCGGTGGCCTGAATCGGCCACGACCTGTACTCGCGCCCCTGCCATACGATCGACGTCGACTGAAGATGCCGATGAAAGCGCAGCACGTCGGCGCCGATTTCCGTACAGTCGACTTCGAAAAACTCAATCAGACGGCCCGGCTCCAGCTGCTGGACGTCTGCCGTTACACTCACTTCGCCGCCTCCAATTCCGCAATCCGCCTGAGCGCGTCCTGTAACGCCGCATCCGTCTCGAGCAAGCCGGCCAACAGCACGCCGACGGCATTCGTGTAACGGAAGGTCAGCGACGGCCGCCCCTTCGACGGCCCGCTCTCGCCGAAAATTTCCTTGCCTCTCTCGTCGTACTGACGCACGATGAAATCGCCGTCCTCGTCGATCTCGGGCCCCTCGCCGAGCAGTTCCGGGAAATCCCACCACTCGTTTGCGATGACGCCAGCCTGTCGCCCCGCTTCCGGACTGCTTTTTTGCAGAAACGTCACGCCCCGCTTACCGCGCAGCCGCGCCATTACGTTCTCAAGCGTCTGGATATCGGATTTGAAAGCACGATCGGACGCCTGATTGAAATTCGAAGCGGTCAACACCCCGAACGTTGTCGCGTTGTAGTTGACGCACTGCAATTCGGCGACCGAGGTGTTGCTGGAAATCCGAAACTGCGCGCCGACGGTATTGTTCAGCCCGGAAAATCCGAGGTAGCTAAGACCGCCCATTCCGTTCAGGTACAGCGACGCTTGCGTATGAAGCCCTGTTGCGCCGACGGCGATTTCCTGCGCCTGCGTGAACGTCTTCTTCGTCCCGACGTATTGCGGCGTGTCAAGCGTCATCGGTTGTGCAAGGTTGCCGCTGTGCCAGAGATAGCCGAGGTATTTGCCGTCGACCGTCGCCCCGAGCTGGCCAGCCGTCTTCTTCCCCCAGTCGAACCGAAGGGCGTTCCCCTTGTCGCACACTGCGACTACCTCGTCGTTGACACGAAACGTATGGTCGCTGAGTAGGTATTGGTACGATCCTCCGGCGTCTAAAGACCACCACCCCACCGACCCGCTATTTCCGTAGAAATAGCCAGGCATCTTGCCAAGCACAAGGTGCCCTTCGTCGTTCTGAGCCGCCACGAAGAGATCGCTACCCACGGTCAGCTTGCCGCCGACGACCTCGTCCCACATCATCTTGCCGCGCTCGGCGACGTGCCAGATCTTCACACCGTCAGACACGTACTTCGCCCAGTCGCCGGTATTCAGCACGGTCAACTGAGACAGATCACCCGCCTGCAACTTGATCGATACCTTCTCCTGTACGTTGAACAGGTGAATGCAGGAATTCGGCCGCACCGACGACGCGGGCGGGAGCCCGATTGCCTTTCCCGCATTGGCGATCCACAGCCCGAACCGTTTTCCGACATCGTCCGGCGTCAGGTCCGTACTATCGTTGAAATACCCGATATCGAGCGGGGTCGAGCATTCGACCACACCGAAATTCTCGTTCGTCTTGGTGTGTGCGACGCGGTTGTTGTCGCCGCCGCTTCCGCCGGGCGGCTCGCCCATGATGATTTTTTGAAGTACCGACATCTGAACTCCTACACAGAGAATGTCTCTTCGAACTGCGCCGTCATCGTATAGACGGCGCCATTCTTGATCGGCTCGGAATACTTTTCGCAGACGAAGAGTCCGCGGGCGCGAAGCGGCGGCGTCCAGTAGAACGACTCCGCGCCCGCATGCCGGTCGAGGAAATCGATGATCGCGGCAACCTTCGCCGCGTTACCGACAAACCGCAGATTGAATGTCGATTCGCGATTGTTCAGGCCGTCTGCGGCCCGCTGGGTGTAGCCGTCGCCGAACTGGGCTTTGCGCACACGCAGCGTCGTATCGCCGCCGTGCCCTTGTACCGTCGACGGCCATTCAAATGTGTCTTTCATCCTGCAATCCCGTTTTGCGCTCTCCACAAGGTTCCGCCCTGCCGGCGTTCACGTTGTATGAGCTCGCGTATCATCTGTTCCAGCATCTTTCGGAACTCCCCAACCGCGATCAGGCTCGCGGGGTTCGACGATCCGCCCTCGATCGAAACTGGCGCGCTGACCGAGATCCCGCCGTTGCGCGCCGGCGAATCCCCTCCTCCCGCGCTCCCGCCAACGAGCCCACCCGCGGCGAATCGCGCGAAGCCGGATCGCCCCCCTGCGTTCAATCGCTCAAGGTGTGCGCGCACGCCCGGCTGCGACACCACTGCGGCGCGGACCACGAACTCGCCGTTCGAAAGCTGCGCCGGGATGCTGTCGCTCGTGGACGTGCCCGGTCCCCACACCGCCCCGCCCGTCGCGAGATGAAAGCCGTAGGCGTTCGAGCCGACAGCCGCGCTTGCCGCACCACCGAGCGCGCCGACGGCATCAGAGACACCGCCGAATCCCAAAGCGGAGCCGATCGCTCCGAACACCTGAGACATCGCCGCACGCGCCGAAAACCGCGCGAGGTCGGCGATCATGCTGTCAATCAGTCCGCGGAAATTGAGCTTGCCCGACGCCGCGAACGACACGAGTGCATCCTCGGCATTGCGGAACGAACTCGTCAGCGCCTCCTCGGCCATCTGCGCTGCGTTCTGCGCGGATTCCTGATAGACCGCCATCGCCCGCTTCACGCCGACGCGCCAGTCGGCCTGCAACGCGAGCCGCTGCTCGAGATAGCCGCGCTCGCGCGCGACCTGCTCCGCCTCGGCCGTGTTGATGCGCTCGATCTCGGCGATGTACTCGGGCGAACCCAGCGTGCCGTCCTTTCGCGCGCCCTTCGTCAGTTCGTCCCGTCGACGGCGAAACTCGTCGCTCACGCGATTGATGGCCTGATTCAGCTCGCGCGCGTTGTCACCCATCGACATCGCCCCGAGTTCGCGCTGCACGTCACGCTGACGCTCGGCCGCGTAGTCGCCGAGCTCCGCGTCGATCTGCGCACTGCGCTCCTTCAGCCTGTTGATCGCGTCGCGATAGCGCACCTCCTTTTCCAGTTGCGACGCTTGCTCGTACATCCCGCGAATCGCCTGCTGATCGCGAAGTAGGCTCTTGTCGTCGTCCGACAGCTTCTTGCGCTTGCTGCGCAGATCCGTCACCTTTTGATCGAACGCGAGGAGATCCTTTTGCGACTGCGTCAGCTTGTCGGTTGCGACCGCCTCGACGCGCAGTTGCGCGATCCGCTGCCGGATGTTGTCGAGCATGCGCTCGCTTTCCAGCGAATGAACACCGCCACCCTTCGCCGCGCGAGCCGCTGCCGCGTTGGTCGACACGCGTGCTGTCTGTGCAGCGGCAGAGGCGACCGTCTCGTCGAAGGCTTGCTTTCCGCGCGCGGCGGCCGCGGCGCGGGCTGCGTCAGCATTGAAGCCGAACTTCTCGAACTTCTTGCTTGACAGATCGGCCTGGAACTCCTCAAGCGCCTTCGCGACCACCATCTGCTGATTCATCAGCGCGAGCTCGCGCGTCAGATTGTCGATGTTGGTTCGCGCCCCCGCTGCGGCTTTCGCATCCTTGTCGGCAATCGCTTTTTCGAGCGACTTGTATGCGTCCGCTCGTCCGGCGACGAGGCCGGCCATGCGGGCCTGCGCATCATTCGCGCCCTTCGTCCGCGCTTCGTACTCGGCCTTCTGGCGGGCCGTCATACCGATGACGTCGGATTCTTCCCTGAGCTTGTGGACGTATTTCTCCCACGCCTCCGATGCCATTCCGCCGGCGAAGAAGTTGTTCGCGTCAGAAAGCAGCCGAACGCCCTCGGCGGCCCCCCTTGCCGCAGCATCCATTGCAGCGAGTGCCTGTGCGCCTTTCTGCGAAGCGAGGCCCGCCGTGTCGATCGCACCCGCGGCGCGCACCAGTTCCTCGCGCAGCGCTTCGCCGCCGCTCGTCGCCGACACGAAGCGGTCGATCAGTCGCCCGATCTCGCGCGATTTCTCGTCGACGCCAAGGTTCGACGTCTTGAGGCGATCCAGGCCGGCGAGGAATCGATCGAGCGCTGCCTGATCGGCATCCGAGACCACCGACGGCGCATCGCCAAACGTCGGCACCATGACACTTTGCGCCGCCCGCGTCGCCAAACTCCGATATGCCGACTGCGCGTCATCGGCCGCCCGCGACGCCTCTTGCTTCGTGCGCAGCCGCTCAGATTCCTGTAACAGCGGCGTCAGTTGCCGATATTTGTCGATGATCTGATCGAGCGGCGCCTGCATGTCGATCAGACTCGACGTCGCGCTGCTCGCGTTGTCGCGAAACAGCAGCCAGTTCGCGGCAGCCCCAAGCGCCACCGTGCCCACGGTCGCCAGAATCCCCGGTAAGCCGCCGACCGCCGCCAGCAAGCCGGAACCAACCGAGCGCATCATCGTGCCCGTACGCGCGAGCGCCGTCTGCGCCGTCGCCGCGCTTTCGGTCGCCGTCTTCAGACCCGCCGCGGTCGCGGTCGCCGCGCGTTCCGCTCGCTCACGAGCCTGCGTGGCAAGCGCGACATCGCGCTCGGCTTGCGCAAGGCCGCGGTCCGTCTCGGCCAGCGACGCCGTATAACGCGCTTTGTCGATCGTGCCTTGCTTCGCTGCCGCTTCAAGCGCCGTACGCCGCTGCTGCGCGAGTGCGAGCGACGCTTCGGCGCGTTCGAGCTCCTGCTGCGCGGCTGCCGTCTCGCGAGCGATGATCGCCGCGTACGGCGTGCCCGCGATGCGCGCGCCGATTTCCTGACTGCCGGCGACGTTGGCGCGCGCCGTTGCGACGTGAGCTTGCGCCGTCGCCTCGACCGCCCGCGCTTCGGCAAGCTTCGCTTCCGTGTACTTGATCGAGCCAGCCGTCAATGCCGACTGCATCGCAAGGCTTTCGCGCATCGCTCGCATGCCCGCGAGCTCGGCCTGCGCTGAAGCCTCCGCCGCTTGCGCGTTCTGAAGCTTCGCCGCCGCGGCAGCGCGATCGCCCTGCGCTTTGGCGAGCGCTGCCTGCGCCGCCTCGTGTTGCTTGATCGTCTCCTCGACGAGCGCTCGCTGGGCGCCGACCCACGCTGTCGCCGCCTGCGTCGCCGCGACTGCGGATTGCCCAAAGTACACGGCAATCCGCCCGGCCGCGAGCGACACGCCGAGTTTCACGATGCCGTCGAGGTGCTCTGCGACGTACGTGATCCCCTGCGCAAACCTCGCGCTCGCGCCCGTCGCTTGATCCGACTCGCCGATATACTTGACGATCTCCGTCTGCAGGCGCGTCATCGTCTGCCCGACCGTCGTCTGCATTTTCTCGAACAGCGTATCCGTGCCGCCCGCCGCGCGCGTCAGCGCCTCGACGAGATTACCGACGGTCAGCTTTCCCTCTTCGGCCATCGATTTGAGCTGCGCCGAACTCTTGCCCATGCCGCGCGCGATAGCATCCGCGACACCCGGCAACTCTTCGAGCACGCTATTCAGATCCTGACCGCGCAACTGCCCCGCCGCGAACGCTTGTCCAAGCTGCACGAGCCCCATACGAGCAGTATCTGCCGAGACACCCGACAACGCGACCGCCTTGCTGATCGTGGTGACAAGCGGGCCGACCTGTTTGATAGACAACCCGAGATGCGACGCGTTGTTTGCGATCCGCTGATACAGCTCGGCTGTCGCGTCGAGCGGTTGCCGTGTGTCGCGCGCGATGCGCAGCACGTCGTTCTGCGCAATCGCGAAATCGATCTGGTCACGCGTGACGATCCGAAGGCGATTGCTCAGGTTCGTCCATTCGTCGGCGTACTCGATCAACTGATGCACGCCGAACGCCGCTGCGGCGGCTTGTGCGTATTCGCGGATCGAACTGCGCGCCGCGTCGAGCGCGCGCACCGTGACCTGCACGCTTGCGGCGTTCGAGGCAAACGCCGCATCCGCTGTGCGCCCGCCGTCGCGCACCGCATTGAAATACGAGCCGGCCGTCGACGAGAGACCGCGCATGCGGCGGTCGTATTCGGTCGTATTCGCCGTAACGCTGACGATCAGCTCGCGAAGGCTTGTTGCCATAGTGTGTTCTCGCCTACTTCGCCAAGCGCATCAGGGCGGCTTGAAACGGATCACCGCCGCCTTCCTCTCCCTCCGCCGTCGCGGGCTCGCCGGACCATCTCGGCATCATGTCCGACACCTTGACCTTTGCGCCCTGCGACTGAAACGCCGCCGCCGCGATCATCGCCGCATGCAGATCCGCACGATCGTCTGCAACCGGCGATTCCGCGTCGTACCCGATCCAGAGACTCAGCTCGGCGGACGACATCTGCTCGCACAGCTCGGCCAACGTCTTGCCGAGCCGCAGCGCGAGCGACATCAGGAAGCGGAGGCCTGGGGTTCGGCAGAAGGCTTTTTTGCGTCTTCGACCGGGTCGACGTCGAGCTTGCCGAATTCGAGCGCCTTCACGACGATGCGGTTGTGCACGGGGCCGAACGCAGCCGCGACCGCGGTTGCATCGTCGTCCGAGAATAGCCGCCGCCAACCATCCGGCGTTTCACCGAACACGACACGAACGAACAGCCGCGCATTCGCCTGCATGTGCGCGTCGTCGCTCGCGCGCGTGAACTTCTCGCGAACCGCCGTTTCGTCGTCGCCCTCCGTTACCCCGGCGATGTCCCGAAGCGCTTCGATCCAGAACATGCGATCGCCAACCGTCGGCTCGCGCACGGCGATCTTCTCGTCGTTCCACTCCGGCACGGTCATCAGCTCGTGCCGCCAGCCGGTCAGCGGATTGAGCGCAGCTGCGCGCAGATCCGACAGCCCTTGAATTTCGTTTTCCACGTACATCTCCTATCTGCATTCTGAAATTACGCCGCCGGCGGCGGTACGATCTTCGGCGCACCGCTCAGCCGAATGCTGTAGCTGGACGAGATGATCGCGTTCACCCCGCCGGACCACGAGTACTGGCGCACCATGCCGATCATCAGGAATTGCGATTTGTCGGAGAACGTGACGCGCAAGACGTGCTTCGCTTTCGTGGAGTGCGCAGCACGCAAGATCAACTGCCCCTCGTCGTCCGACGAGTAATTGCCCTGGACTGAGAATTCGCCCGGATCACCGAGGCCGAGCTCGGATTCCTTTTGCTCGCTAGCGAACGTCGTCGCGTCAATCTCTTCGGACTGGCCACCCTGCCACTGGATTTGCTTGGTGGTCGTGTTGAGATCAACGAAGGTGATGTCGTTCGCATCGAGGTCGTACGACGGCACCTTCGAAACTTCAACCTTGGTTCCCTGCGATCGGATACGCTTGCTTCTTTCGGCCATAAGCCCCTCACAAATGAAACGGCCCGCACGCGGCGGGCCAAATGAATCGTCGTGGTGCAGGTCAAAACTCGACCGACAGTTCCAAGCTGACGCGGAAAAGTCCTGTGTCCGCCGAATAGTCGTCCGGCAGCTCGTCGACACCTCCAACCGAGAACCGATCCTGAACTGACATCGCGCGATCAACCGCCAGATCGGCAAGACGGTCCGCGTCGGTAAACGTCGGTGCGTAGCAGTCGATCTGATACGAACCAGAACGGCCACCAGTCGGGCCGGCAAGTGCCATATCGAGCGCGCCGTGAACGCGCGTGACGACGAAATACCGCGCCGGCGCCTTCTCCGGTGCGACGCCGAGATACCCCTTCGCACCACCTATGCCCTGCAAGGCGTCACGGACTACGATCACGCTCACCGCCGCCCTCCGAGCGCTTGATCGATCGCGCGCGCCAACTCGGTGCGAATCGCCCCTTCAGCCTCGCCAATCGACGCATCGAACGCCGGTCGCATAAACGGCTGCGCCTTCATGTGCTGTGTGCCGAACTCGTCGAAGCGCCAATAAAACGCGTTGTTCGGCGAATCGGCCTTGCCCTTCGTCCGGACGCGTACGCCTGCTGTCGCCAAGCCCGGAGCGTCCTTCTGCCGAAGTGCTGCTGAGACGATATTGCGGCGCAGCTTGCCGGTTTTCTTCGGTGCGCGCTTACGCGCCTCATCGCGTATCACCTTCGCACCGGCCACCGTCGCGCGCCGAAGCGCCTTCGTCGACTGCGATTTCGCCAGCCTTTCGAAATCCGCAAGCAGGTCGGCGAGCCCGACGATCTGAATGCTAGACATACTTTTCTCCCACCTTCACCGACAGGTCAAGGTATCCGCGCGTGCGCGCGGGCAGCACGGCGGTGATGTCGTACAGCCGGCCGCCATACCGCACGCGCATCTGCTCGTCGATGCCGGCTCGATAACGAATGCGCATGCTGGCGACTGTGTAGCCTCGCACCGCCCCCGACACGACGTGTTCCTTGCCGTTCACGAACAGCACGTCGGCCCACGGCCGCGCGTGCACGACCCACGAGTTCGGCAAGGCTTCGCCGTTCTCGTTTTCTTCGCCGCTCGGCCGCTCGATGACGATGCGCTCTTTGAGTTTTCCGGCTTTCATCAGAACCTCGGCGGAACGGTGATCGAATCGAGCAGCAGATCGGCATAACCGTCCGGCATCTGTGCGATGGTCTGACCTTCGGAGAACAGCTCCCGATGGTCGTACGCCCATGCCGCCGCGAGCAACAACCATGCGCGCACCGACGGGTGTTTGTCGATGTCGATCCCGGCCTGATACGTGAGCGTCACGGCCTGCGCCGACGGCCAGTGGCCGGTGCCGAGCGGTGCGCACAGCGATTCGCGCCCAAGTTGCACGAGCTCATACGCCCGCGGATCCAGAATCGACGTCATGCCGGCAGCGTCGCGCGTTTCGATGCGTTCGATACACAGCACCTGCCCGATCGACAGCGGAAAATCCTGCCCCGGGAAACCCGCTAGCCGCTCGACGTAGCGCGCCTTGCGAATCGCCGCGCCCGACTTTCGCTCGGCCGCATGACGAGCGCCCGGAATCACCACGCGCTCGACGAACGCGCGCTCGTCATCATCGTCGATTCGGCACTGAATGGCGACGTCCTCGAAGGTCAGCGGCTCCGCATCGTCCAGATAGTCGACGAGAACAGCGCCCATAGCGGCTTACCCCTTCGTCGCCGTCGGCTTGGACGTGTCAGCCTTTGTTGGCGCTTTCATTTCCTTCGCTTCTGGCTCATGCGCACGTGCAATCTGCGCCTCGACGAGCCGGTCCGCATGCGCATCCTCGAACCCCGCGACATCACCCGGCGTGTACTGCGCGTAATGCCGCTGAAACTTGACCACTTTCATGTTCTTCTCCGAAGTGCGGCCCGCCGATATACCGGACAAGCCGCACGGTTGCAGATGCGCTTACGCGCCCCAGGTGACGCCCGCCAGCACCGAAATCGACTCGACGTGGCGCGGGCCGAAGTCGTTCTTCGCGATCACGCGGATCAGCGTCTGATCCCGCTGGAACGCGCTGATCACGTTGCCGTCGGCATCCTTGTAGGTCGCCTCCTTGCTGTAGTCGATTTCCAGCGTTTCGGCCTCACCGATGAACACGTCGCCGAAGTCGGTGAAGTAGATCTCCGACTCGTTGCCACCGGCGCCGAGGTTGATCGGCACCTGCGTCGTCTTGCCGACCGGATAGCCCTTGAGCAGGCCGTTGGCGAGCTCCGGATAGACCTTGTTGCCATTGCCGTCGCGCAGGCCTTCGAGGAAGCGAAACGTACGCGGCGCCATGATCCAGCCCGGCTGCGTCAGATTGGCGTCGGCGTTCTCCAGCGCCAGAATCACCTTGCCGAGATCCGTTTCGATCTTTTGCAGCGTCGATGCGTCGCTCGCCGGCAGAACATTGCCCGGAAGCGCCCAGAAACGCAGACCCTTCGGGGTATTCGCCGTGCCGTCGTCGCGAATGAACGCCTTGTCTTCGCGTGCGCCGATCGCCGACGTCAGGTCGCCGACCACGATCTGATCGACGTTCGGATTTACGCCCGCGTACTTGATCAGGTCGTTGGCGATCGGCACGAGCGCGGCCATCTTCTTGGCCGTCAGCTTCAGATCGTCGAACTGTTGCTGCGTGGCCGGAATATCGGTGTCTGCGCCGATATAGCCGACGATGGCGCCGCCCTTCAGGCGCGGGATGGTAATGTTGCCGTTCGGCAGCGGCAGCGTGCGCGCCCCCAGCCGGCGAACCACAGACTTCGGGCGCAGCAGCTCGATGACTTCGCTCGACAGGTTCTCCGGCACCAGCACACCGCCCGCGCCCGGCGACAACGTATTGAGCGACATCGCGACTTCCTCGCCAAAACCGCGCTCCAGCGCGATCTTCGAGGCGAGTTGCGCGTCGCCCCGTGCGGCCGCCAGCGCACGCACCATGCGGGCCATCTTCGCGCCCTTCACTTCCGGCGCCTTCGGCTGTGCCGGCACGGTGGATGCAGCCGGCGCCGCGACAGCGGCCGGCGTCGGATCGACCGGCACCGCTGCCGCTGCGGCCATCCGTTCGGCGGCTTCTGCGCGCTCGATCTGCGTGGTGAGGTCGTTGAATTTCGCGCTGAGCTGGTCGAATTCGACCTGCTGCTCGACCGACAAGGCGGCGCCGCCCGCCTCAATCTGCGCCAACGCCTGCACACGCTGGTTGATGGCTGCGCGTTCGCGGCGAAGTTCATGGATGTTCACTTACCCTTCTCCTAAAAAAATGCCACCCGAAGGTGGCAGTGCTCAACTGAGACGCGAACGCGCTCGGATGTTGATCGTAAAAACCCGATTTTTTCGGTGGCTTACATCGTCGCTTGCATGTTCATCGCGGCCGCACGGGCGGAAATGCTGCGTCGCGCGCTGCCGCCCTGACGTTCGGCGCGCGACGCGCGCACTTCGGCCGCAATCCGGTTGATTGCGGCCTGGGGCGTCTCGACGCTGTCCGCCAGTCCCGCCTCGACGCCCTGCTGACCGAAGAAGATGCCCGCCTGCGTGTTCTTCACTGCCTGCGTGCTCAGGCTGCGGAAATTCGCAATGGCATCGACGAACTGCTTGTAGCTGTTCTGCACCATGCTGGTGAGGAACGCCAGCGACTGATCGCTGAGCGGCTCGTGCGGGGTGAGATCGTTCTTGTGGTCCCCGGCAAACACCGACGTCACCTTGATCCCTTGCTGCTCGTCACGTTTGGACACGTCCAGATGGTTCGCGATGACGCCAATCGACCCGACGCCGGACGTGCGACTCACGATGACCTGCGACGCCGCAGCGGCAATCAGATAGCCGCCCGAGAACGCCGAGAAGTTCACGATCGCGGTAATTGGCTTGACCAGCGACGCGGCCCGGATATCGTCGGCCAGTTCGAACGCGCCGGTGGCGCTGCCGCCATTGCTGTCGATATCGAGCACGATGTGTTCGACCGCGGGGTCGGCCACAGCCTGATTCACCGCGGCACGCAGCCCCTCGTAGCTCGTCATCGGCTCGCACGGGTTCATGTGCGCGGAGCGCGAAACCAGAATGCCCGACACCGGAATGATGTCCAGGCCGGTATCGGCGACCAGCGCACGACGACGCTCGGACGCCCGAGCCATCTGCGCGCCACGGTCGAGCTCGTCATCCTCCATGAGTTTCGGCTGTGCGCTGTTCACCGTCAGGTTGACGATGTTCAGGTTCAGCGCCTGATTGGCCCACTGCACCGCGAGCGACATCATCGGGTCGGTGACGAGCTGCGGCTGATTGAAAATCAGGCTGGCGAGTCTGAGGTGCGGTTTCAAGAAAGGATCCTCCCAATTTCGTCGAGCGCCGCTTTCGTCGGCTCGGTTTTGCCCATCGGTATCGGCTGGGGCTTGGACGCATCGACCATGTTCATCGGACTCAGGTAGATGTCGCCGCCCTTGACCGGCGGCATGTTCTCCAGCCGCCGAATGTCGTTGATCGACAGCCACCCCCACTGGCGCCCGACCGCATACGCGGCGTAGCGCGACGACTGATCGCCGCGCAAGAGCCCCGCGAGGTTGTATTCAATGAAGTACTGCTTGCGCTCCGACGGCAAGAGCAGGTCGCGCGTCTTCGCCTGTTCATGCCGTTTCACCCACGGCAGCAGCGTGTAGATCACGAACTGGAGCGACTGATGCTCGATGTTGCTGAACGTCGCCCGCTCCAGCTCGTTGACCATGTGAGCCGGGATTTTGTAGATCCGCGCGATATCGAGCGCCGACAGTCGCAATGCATCGATCAGCGCCGCGTCGACGTTGGTCATCGACAGCGGCTTGAACGTCATGCCCTCCTGCAACAGCGCGACCTTCTTCGCGTTACCGGACCCGCCGAACTTCGCGTTCCAGCCGTCGGTGATGCGATCAACGCTTGCCTGATCCTTCAAGGCAGGCGCGTCTGTCGGCCGTTCAATGACCCCCGACAGCGCCGTGCCGTTCATGAACGATTTGCCTGCGTACTGCTGGATCGCCTGTGCGTGCCCGATCGCATTCGCATGCAGCAAGACCGGAGACAGGCCCGTATACCCGTTGATCGACATCCATCGAACATGATGAACGAGCCGTTGCGGCAGCGGATCGGCGCCGGCCACGCGATACATCGGCTTCAGGTCCGGTCCCTTCATGACCGTCACGGCTTCGTTGTCGAGCGGATACAGTCCCTGAATCACGCCGTCCTGATCGCGATCGATGAAGCTGTAGCTATTGCCGCGAAGGCCCACGGCCACCTGCGACTGCTCCTGATACTCAAATGGCGTTTGCCACGGGTTCGGCTCGTACTTCAGGATCGAATACAGCGGATGATCGGTCGCCGGCTTTCGGTCGTCGCCGGAGCGCTCATACAGTTCGACCGGCAACTGCGCGATGCTTTCCGCCAACAGCGTGACGCAGTTTTGCAGGACCGTCAGCGACAACGCGCTCGCGGGGGTGACGACTTGTCCAGCTTCGGACCGGGCGCTACCCAGCAGCGCCGATACCCAACCGCCCGAACCCGGCTGCGTCTGGCCGAGGTTCGACAACAACTGCCTGCTGAAAAACATCGCGCTACTCCTTCGGCTGTGTGGCGCGCGCCGCGCGCGCGGCCGCGATATCCGCCAGCAGCGCCCACAACATCAGCAATACGCCGGCGACGATCAGCCCGATCGGCACGCTGATCAGCACCACGCCTGTCACCAGCAGCGCAAACCCGGCGAGACCCGCCACCCAGGCCGCAATACCCATGAATTTCAAACGCCCACCCCTTGATCGTAGATCGACTCCGAATCGACGCGATCGGCCAGCATCGCGCGGCCCACCGCCATGATGAGCGCCACGGCGCCGTCGATTTTGTTGTCGTTGCCCTGCTTGACCGGACGTACCACGTCGTCGTTGCCGGGCAGGTTCTTGCCGATGACGTTGCCGATACACCACGTCATGATCGGATTACCGTCGTGATGGAATCGGCCCGCCGTAATCGCCGCCTCAAGCTCCTTCATTGGGTCCGACATGTTCGTGTAGTTCTGCACGATCGTGACCGGCGTCAGGCCCTCGTCCGCGAGCTGGTGCGACAGGTTCGTCGCACCATGCGGATCGAGCGGCGTGCATTGAACCGGGCACCGCCGGTTGGCTTCCTTGGCTTCTTCCAGAATCTCGCGATAGTCGATCTCCGCGCCATCCGTTTCGATCAGGAAGCCGTGGTTGACCCACGCCTGATAGCGCTCGGCCATACGACGGTTTTCGGTATTGCGCACGGTGTCTTCCGGCACCCAGAATCGAGGCGCCACGCAGAAGTAATGCCGCCGCCCGTCGATATCGCGCCAGAAAAGCCGCGCCATGCTGTTCAAGTCCAGCTTGCGCGCCATGTCCAGCGCCAGCACGCAGTCCTGTCCCTCGAACTGTTCGAGCGACAACGATCGGTCCTCGCACGCCTTCCAGTCTTCGAGGTTGAAATAGCCCGCCTTCGCCGACGTCCACACGTTCAGGTGTTTCGTCTTGAACGTGTTCGTGAACCGTGCCGATTTGATCGCGCGTTGCTGCTGGCTCTCCAGATACTCCTGATAGACCGAGATGCCGATGTTCGGGTTGGCTTTCGCGAGCACGCGCGGATCGGTCCAATCGTCGTCTTCGTCGATGGTCCAGATCCACCCGAAAAGCTCGTCGTCGGGCACCGTCCCTTCGAGCATTTCGATCACCTGCCGGCGCTTGTCGTAGCACGGCCCTTCGATGTTGGCACCCGCCGTCGTGATGACGAACATCAACGGCTGCCGGCGCGCGCCCATCCCCGTGAGCATGGTTTCGTACTGCGCGTTCGTATCGTGCTCGTGATACTCGTCCTCGATCGCGCAGGACGGCGACGCGCCATCGCCCGGATTGCCGATGATTGGCTCGAAGCGGCTACCGTCTTCGGGCCGATTCAACGCCTGTGCGTTAACCTCAATGCCGAGGTGTTCGATGAGCAGCGGCGAGCGCTTCACCATCAGCCGCGCCGGCCGAAAGACTTCCCAAGCCTGCCGCTCGGTCGTCGCGCCGCAATACACCTCGGCGCCGAATTCGTCGTCGGCGGTAAACATCGCAATCCCGACGCCCGCGGCGATCACGCTTTTGCCGTTCTTGCGCGGCACCTCCCAGTACGACTCGCGAAAGCGCCGAAATCCCGTCTTCTTCCTAACCCAGCCGAACGTGCAAGCCAAGCCGAACAGCTGCCACCGCTCGAGCGTCACGAGCTGGCGCTTGTAGGCCCATTCGCCCTTCGTATGCGGCAAAAGCTGAATCAGCCGCAGCTTCTTTTCCGCTTTTGCCGGGTCAAATTTGTACTTGAACGCGGCCGACTTGCTCGCCGCGAGATCGTCCAGATGACGCTGGCACGCGAGAATCACCCACCGACATGCCGGCACCTTCCCGCGCACGACGTCACGTGCAAACTGGTTCGCTCGCGCGACCAGCGGAAAAGACTCTCGTGCCATGCGTCAACCCAGCAGATCGGCAAAGGGATTGCCGGCGTTCTTCTTTTTCGGGCCGATCAGACGCTGACGGCTCGACGGATCGAGCCCGAGCATCGCGCCGAACGTCGCCATCTGGCCGGCTGCCTCTTTCACGACGGTCGCGGCCGGGTTTTTCACCGGGCCGCCCTGTGCCCCTTCTACCACCGGGCCTTCACGCGCCAGCTGCTCTTGCGCGCGTCGCCAGTTGCCGTATGCCGCGCAAAAAATCTCGACGTTATGCAGGTCCGTGAACTGGAGAATCTTCTGCTTGCAGAGCAGGGGCGCAACGCGCTCCCACATCTCGACCGCCAGCGGATCAAGCCATTCCGGCGGATCGATATTTGTCACCAGCCCGAAATCGGGCTCTTGGGTATTCAACTGCCGCTTGCCCGGATTACCGGCGGCCTCTTTTCTTGCAACGGGCTTCGGTCGACGTCCGGAGCGGCCCGCAACTCCGGGCATGTTTTGCTCAACCTTTAAATTTCATTTTTCGCGGGCGTGAAAATTTGACGAAGCGGGCGGTCCCGAAGGCAGCGCCTTCCAGACTTTTTCTCCCCCCCTCCCCACCCGGCGCATCCGCCGGGCGGGCAACGACGGACGGGCCACCACCACGTCACCGCAACCGCTCGCGCGCCGTCTTCGCCGCGTGACAGTCACGGCAGATCGCTTGCAGGTTCTCGTCGTGGTCGGTGCCACCCCGCGCCTTCGAAATAACGTGGTCAACCGCAGTGGCGACAGTCACGCGCCCTGCTTGCAAACAGGGCTGACAGAGGCCGCTGTCGCGGCGCAAGATGCGCTGCCTGATCTTGTCCCACGCGGTTCCGTATCCTCGCGCATGACGATTGCCGCGCACCGCGTCGGACTTCCATTTGACGGCCTCGTGCGCATGTTGATCGCAGTGCGACTTACCATCCGCGACGAGCGCACCGCACCCCCGGTGCTTGCACGGCTTCATCGGGCGTCGTGCCATCTCTACAAATCCGCTAACTTTGTTTGCATATTTGTTAGCAATGTGCTAACATGTGCTCATGCACTCAATCGAATTCACCAAACAAGCCGCCCAAGCCCTCAAGGCAATGCCGCGCAACATTTCGGCGACGATTCGGGCAAAGATCGATGCACTGGCAGTTGACCCCTACGCACCGAATCCGAACGCGAAAAAGTTGGCGGGCCAGCCCGGCTACCGGCTCCGAGTTGGCGATTGGCGTGTGTTGTACGAAATCGAAGATGGCCGCGTCGTGATCGTTGTGCTGGCCGTCAAACCCCGTGGAGGTGCCTACAAATGACCGAAGTTCAATTTATCGAGCAGGACGGCCACCGGGCCTTTGCCGTGGTCCCCATCGAACTGTGGGACCGCGTGAAGGACCTGATCGAAGACCTCGAAGATGAAGCGCTCTACGCGCAGGCCAAGGCAAGCGACGACGGCCGCCGCATCCCGGCCGCTGTGCTCGATGCTGAACTGGCGGGCGATCACCCTGTTCGAGCTTGGCGCAATCATCTGCGCATGACGCAAGATGCGCTCGCCGCAGCAGCCGGCATCAGCAAACCGTATCTCAGCCAAATCGAAACCCGGCAGCGCGTCGGTACTACCGACGTGCTGTCTAAGATCGCCAGCGCACTTGCCGTGCCCGTCGACGACTTGATCGAGTTGCCGCCTGCACAGGCGTAACGCAATGTCGCTCGTCTCGTCGATCTGCGTAATGCAGTCGCATGAACTCGATGACCGCCACAGCCGCACGCTCCCAGTGCGGACGACGGTGAAACATCAGAACAGCCATATCAGTTCCGGGCGCGGAAACGAAAAAGCCCGCGAGGCTTTCACCTTGCGGGCTTCATTTGGGCGCACCTCGCGCCCGACGTCGTCAATATAGCGAAACGCGGCGCGGTTTACAACCCCTTTTTTATAACGACATCGTCGGTCGGCAATCACGCAGGCTGGTGCTCCTTCAGCCACTCGCGCAACGCATCATTCATACGCGTCTGCCAACCTTCGCCTGTCGCCTTGAAGGCGTCTACGATGTCGACGTCGTAGCGCACCGTCAATTGCACCTTGGGCGCTTCGAGCGGCGGACGACCACGCTTGCCTCGCCGCGTCATCTTCGCGAAGTCTTCCGCCGGCACTTCGAACGTGTCGGGATCGGCCGCGATGCCGCGGTTGATTGCCGCGTCTTCCTCGTCCGTCGGCATGACGATCTTACGCTTGCTCGACATAGCTCTTGACCTCCCGCTTGTTCGCCTTACGCATGCTGATGATGTGCATCGAGTCGCCGCGCTGCGTGAACACCACGCAATAGAGGCGATCGCCGATCACACCGAACCCGACTTCGCGCACTTCACTGTAGTCGCGTCGGTCGTCCACGTAGGACAACACGTCCGACCAGTCGAGTTGCGCTGCAAGCGCCAACGACACTCCATGCTTGGCAATGTTCGTTTCGTTCTTGGTCGGGTCAAAGGTGATGTCCATGCAAATTATTGTAGTTACGGTTAATAACAATTGCAAGTATTTTTTGTAGCTACAGTATTTCGGGACACTTCAGCAGGCCGCGACGTTTCAGCGGCCCAAGAATCGACCGCTTCGCCTGCTGATACGTCGCATGCGCGTCCAGCAAAGCGGACCGGCGAGGATTGAACCAGACGCGCGCACCGCATTCCCGGTTCATCTCGCTAACGCGCTTCGCCTTCATGTGCTGCTGAATCGCTGCGCGCTCCTGCCACGCCAATGCATCGACGCAGACGTCAACCAGTTCCGCGCGCCGCTTTGCCGCCTTCCGATCGGCCTTCTCTGCGCGTTCCTCCGCCGTTTCGGTCCGGTCGTCTTCGGCGAAGCCTCGGCACGTGGCGGCGACCCTTCCATGTCCGAGGTTCGGTGTGTATCCCGATTGCCAGTCGTACCACTCGTCGAGCAGTTCCTCTATCTGGTTGCTCTCGTCGATCGTCGGTTCGTTTTGCTCGTTCATGGCAGGACTCGAAACGGGATTCCCCAGTACATCAGCCAGTTAATCAGGACAGTGCGTATCTCCTCGCTGCGTGGAAACCGCATCTCGATTTGGCCGCCCTTGAGTTCGACGCCTTCGAGCGGACAGCCCGGAAACGCGATGACGCGGCGACCCGTGCTTGCTTCGTTGCGACGCACCGCCATCTTTGCCACGGGCTCCGCAATCTCGCCCTGGTCGAAGTAGAGATAGGCGCTCACGACATCCCCCGCACGTCCCATGCATCATCACCACTCTTGATGAACGCGCCGAGCACACGCGAGCTCCGGTTTCGATACGCGTATGCCTTCGTCCGGAAAACGCCCGGCTCCACCCAACGGCCATCGCACTGTGGGATGCGCGATCGGTGCATTTCGGGAATAAACGCATCCACCTCGACGGCCGTGACCAACTGGCGCTTAACGGTAGCGATTCGAGCGATTCGAAATACTGTCGCGTCGATCTCGCGCTTCCGCTCACAGACGATAATTCCGCCACGTCCGCGATGTCTCGGCACGCTATACGAGCCGTCCGGAATCTCAACCCACATCCTCACTGGCAATTTGCTTCTCCCATCTTTCGGGCCCGTACCGGCTCCCATTCCTCATATGCCCGATCCCACACATCGAACTTGGCCTGCTTCGGCGTGCCGACCCGGTTCTGATCGATCCACGCGTGACACGCGACGCAACCGGGAACCGTAAATTCGTTTCTCGCCTTCATCGCCCCAGCCTTCCCGTGGCGCGATTGGTTCGAGTGGCACGGCACAACGGTTTCGTCGAGCGGGTTAAGACGGCACACACCCGGCACACGCAGAAAGCACGGTTCGCCGCGGCACGCCGCCAAATACTTCGAACCCTCGGCGACGGTCGGCCGCTTGATCCGCTTCACGATCGCCTTCTGACGCTTCAGCGTCGCCGTTCGCGTCAGGCTGCTGAACGGCGAATGCGGCTTTCGTTTGAATCCCGTTCGCTTCATTGGCGCCGATCGCGTTGCGCAACGACTGCGCAGGAACGAATCATCCGGTCCATGGCGAATGCTGCGTGCGCGATCGCCGCGTTACGTTCTCGATGCTGTTCGGCTGCTCGCTTCAAGAGCCTCTCTTGCGGCGACTCAGTCGGCGGCGGAAGTTCCTTGAGCAAGCAGCGGTACGTCGTGGGGCGCGAGCCTTCGATGCGCTCAACATACTTCTTGCCGAGAAGGTTTCGTATGCGCCCCTTCACCGTATCAGTCGTCATCGACGCTTCGTATCCGATCTGCTCAATCGTCAGCCCGCGGCGGCCGGCCTTCCGCTTCAAGCAATCGCAGATCAGCCAGTTCCCCGTGCTCAAGCTCACCGTCTTCTTCACTCGACCTCCTGAATCGTGATGCCGTGCTCTCGGAGCATCAGCTTTCGTTTAATGACGTAGTCCTTGTTCTTCCGTGTCACCGCTGATTTCACGTCCTCGACCACAAGCTCACCCACCGAATTGCGATAGGTGAAGTCGGCAACGTACTCGACTGCTCGCTCGATCGAACCGTCGGAACGCCGCTGACGCGCGATCAGCTCAAACGCCACCTGACGCCGAAGACCGCTGATCAGCCCGACGTCTTGTTGCTTGATCAACTCGAACCATCGCGACCGCTCGCGCTTGCTGTCGAACCTGATGCCGTCGTGCTCGCACTTCGTGTTGCGGTACTTCGAGCGCTTCGCCGTCATTACCGGCGTGAAGAGTGGCCGGTCGAGGTCGCCGGATGCGATTTCGTCGAATTCGGAGTTCGGCTGCTTGCCCGTGCGGCGCGCCAGCTCGCGCTCGGCGAAGCTGCGACCGATAGTTCGGTCGTCGCGCACGCGTGCCGTGCCAACCATCGCCGTACCCTCGGGAACGACGAGCGGCCATGAAGCGCGCTTCGTCACGTCGCCTCCTGATCGCGCGGGATGTCGTTGAAGTACCGGTACAACTGCTCGTAGGTCTCATTCCCAAAGCGACCAGCCTCGCGAAGCATTTCCTCCATCGCCTCGCTGGGCCCGTCCGCCTTGACGACGCGCGCCTTAAAACGCATGAACACTTCGCCCTCGCGCTGCTCGATGCCGAGTTGCTTACCGCGGTCAGTGACACCCTGCGCGCTCTTGTGCCAGTCGGCAGGAACGTCCTGTCCGCTCGTCGCCGTGCTGTCTGACTTCACCGGGAACAGCCCCGTCCAGCCGCGCAGCACCGCTTCGTCGATGCAGTCCGCCGGGGCATGCCCAAGCTCTCTCAGCTTCTCGAGGCGGCGCAGCGACACCTTCGCCGCCGGGCGTGTCCACGGCGCCGACTTCTCCGCCGCTTTCGCCTCGCGGTGCTCGCACCAGTCGAGCCACGCGTCGACAGGCAACCAGTCGGGCAGCTCGATTGATCGCAGTTCGCCATGCAACGCAACTCGCGGCGCACGCCGCGCGGGTTGATGGTTCTCTGATGGTTCTATGACGGTTCCTGATGATTCGGGTGCAAAAGCTTTGCACCCTTTAGTGCTGTGATTTGCACCCTTTATGTCGCCAGTTGCACCCTTTACGTCGTCGTTTGCACCCTTTCCATTGGGTGCATTTTTTGCACCCTTTGAACCTGAGGAAATGGGCGCAAGTTCTGCACCGTTTATCCAGTCCGAATTGATTCGGTATTCGCGCGTATTCCCACGCCCGCCCTTCGACTCGCTCACGAGAATTAGCCAGCCCGACTGCTGCATCCGGCGAAGCTGGTACTGCACTGCACGCGGCGATTGGCGCGTCTTCGCAGCCAACTTGTCGACGCTCGGATAGATGTGCGTGCCGTCGTCGTGCGAATGGTCCGCAAGTGCCAGCGCGAGAATCATCTCGCCGCCGCCTTCCGGATAGCGCTCGAACACCGCGTTCATAACCTTGACGCTCATAGGCTCCTCAGTGCCCGCACGGCAACGCGCCGTCAGCGTCAGTCTTTGCGCCACATGACAGACACGTACGCGTGGCCGCTGCGCGAGCTGTCACCGCAACGGGCGTCACTTCGCCAGCGCGCGCCGGAACGGGCTCTTTGATGTCGGTCGGAGTCAAGACGCTCTCCCGAGAGTCAAGCGATAGGCGCTCGGGTGACCGGGCCGGCGCGTAATGCGCAGCGCACCGGCCTCCTCCAACGTGCGAAGGGTCGACGACACGGTCACGCGCGTCACGCCCGCGAATTCCGCAATGGCGTCGATCGACGGATCGCAATTCCCCTGCTCGTCGGCCAACCGCGCCAGAAAGATCAGGATCACCTTGGCCGTCGGCGGGAACTGCTCGCGCATAGCGCGGTTGAGGTGCTCGAAACTCATTCGGCGGCCTCCTGTGCGCTTTCCGCGTCGTCAATACCGAGCACCCATCGCAGCGCCGCCAAGCGCTCGCCCGTCGCCTCCGCGAGCGCCGCCTCGATCTGCTTACGCGGACGTACGCGTGCCGCCGTACCGCCGAGCACGGCCTTCTGCGCACGCGAGCGCGCGTGCCCTTCCTTGCCGTCAGCGGCATCGATCAACGCCTGAACCTTCGCGCGTTGCTCGTCGGGCGACAGCTTCGCAAGCTTCAGCGCGTGCGACACAGTGATCTGTTCCGCCTCAACAGCGTCACGCACCGCCATGCAGCAGTCGAGCAGCTTCAAAGCAGAGCGCACGGTCGGCACCTCGACACCGAACGCGACGGCGATAGCATCCTCGGTGTGGCCGACGTCGAGCATGCGAGCCATCTTCTCGGCCCGGTTGATCGGCGAGTCTTCTTCGCGGATCTCGTTCGTGCTGACCATCATTCCGACGAACGACTTGTCGCTGTCGCGCATGACGCGCTTCGGGATCGCCGGAATCGTGATCGGCTCTTCGCCCGCCTCGATCAGTTGACGGTTCAGCTCGCGCGCGTTGATCACGCGGCGACGGCCGTCGATCACGAGGTTCTCGCCCGTCTCCGGGTCTTTGTAGAAGAGCACCGGCTCAAGCACGCCCTGCGCGCGATAGTTCCGAACCGTCTTCGGGTTCGGCGCCTGATGTACGCGCCGGTCGTACAGCGGGTGCTTCGGGTCCGTGACGAGCGTCAGCTTGTCGGGGTCCATCGAAAGGACGTTGCCCTTGCCCGATGCCCCGTAGACGTCGATTGAGTTTTTGGCCATCAGTGGCTCCTGTTGAGATAGTTGGTGTGTGGAGCTATTCGCAGAGCCCGTATGCGGACGAGCATGCCGTCGCAGGTTCTGCGTCCGCGAGAAGGTCGTATTGACGGCCGCCGCGGCTCGTCTTCGACCAGTCGACGACCTTCCAAATCGTGGACGCCTGTCCCGTATGGCCCGTTGTGCCCTGATGAAAGAACGAGACTGGGCTATCCGCCATCACAGCACGCACGTTCTCCGAACCGTGCTGTTCGAGTGCGACGCACAGCGTCGCGGTACTGTCCTTGCCGCCGGACAGAGAAACGACGTGGAGGGTTGGGCGCTCGCTCACATGACCTCCAAAACGAATCCCGGCTGCCGCAGACGATCGCGCTGCAGCGGCTCATAGTCCGGGTTGAGTTCGCAGCCGATGAAACGGCGGCCGAGGCGCTGCGCTACTTGTCCGGTCGTGCCGCTGCCGAAGAACGGATCGAACACGACGTCGCCCGGCCGACTGCCGGCGAGCACGCAAGGTTCGACGAGCGCCTCGGGGAAAGTTGCAAAGTGGGCGCCGTCGAACGACTGCGTCGGGATCGTCCAGACGCTCCGGCGATTTCGACTCGTGACAACGTCGGTGACGGCTGCCGAGAACGTTTCGTTTTGCTTCAGCCGCTTTGCACGAGCGCCGCGGTTGTGCTCGACAGTCGAATGTGCGCCCGGTCCCGTCTGCCAACCGGCGACCGCTACAGCTTTCGGATTGACGCCCGCGGCGCGCTGCCGCTCGGCGTACGCGACGAGTCCGCTTTTCGTGCGGTGATGCTCGTCGCCCGCCGCAAATGCATTTGTGGCCTTGTGTGACCGATTGCCGGGCGAACGTGCATGAGCACCACCGCTCACAGGCTCCTGCATCGCGTGGAAGTCGTAGTAGTAGCGCTCGCTCTTCGAAAGCAGAAACAGATATTCGTGTGCCTTAGTGCAGCGGTCGCGCACGCTCTCGGGCATCGGGTTCGGCTTGTGCCAGATGATGTCCTGTCGGAGATACCAGCCGGCATCCTGCAATGCAAACGCAAGACGCCACGGCTGGCCCATCAGATCCTTGACCTTCAGACCGTCGATGCCCGCTTTCCTGTTGCTCAGGCAGATGTTCTCCTTAGCGCGAGCGCGCCCGGCAAACGTCTCACCGCGCATCGGCGTCTGTCCGCCCGATGAGGCATAGGCATCGCCCATGTTCAGCCAGAGCGTCCCGTCGTCCACGAGCAGTTGGCGGCAGAGTTCGAACACGCCGACGAGCGTGTTGATGAACTCGCGCAGTGTCGGCTCGCTGCCGATCTCCCGGCCCTTGTCGGGATGTGCGTCGGGCAGATATGAGCGAAGGCCCCAGTACGGCGGCGACGTGACGATCGTCTGCACGCGGACGCCGTCGACAATCATCGCGCGCATCAGGTCGCGGCAGTCTCCGCGGTGCGAACGGTCAAGCCAATCCATTCGGCTACTCAGCCATGCCGCGCAGCCGCGCCGCGAGATTGAACAGCACCTGTGCGTGCTGGAAGATGCGCGCTTCGACCCGCACGACCTCGGAGTGCTCGACGCGCCCGTCTTCGAGCGTCTTGACGATCTCTCGGCCGACTAGGCCGTGCGTCGACCACGCCTTGCCCATCAGTTCGACGATGGCCGCGTCGCAGCACTCAACGGCGCTCGGCAACTTCACGAGCGCGTAACCACGCGCCGCTGCCCACGCTTCGAGCATCCGATCGTCGTTGGTCACGTCCGTCGCGCGAACCGCGTCAGCAAGCCCGAGGTGATGCGTAGCGTTGTTCGGGTTCACCTTGTTCCGCAGCACCGCCGCCGACATACCGAGACGCGGCGCGAGCGACTCACTGCCGCCCGGGTAATCGTGAACAACCGCGTATGCGGCGTCGATGATGTTCATTCAATCCTCATCTGAACGTTGTTTGTCGCGGTAAGGACTACTAAAGTGTGTCCCTATGGTGCGAACGAAAATTCAATTTCCTCAACCGCGCCATGCAGGCGCGATCTACTGCATTGGGCGAGGGTCCCGAGCTTTCGTCTTAGAATTGGCAGCTCTCACACAACCATTTCCATACGGGGACCCCCATGAAGGATCTAAAAGACGTGGCTGACCGGATCTGCGAACTGAAGGGCGAAAACATGGCGCTTCTTGCAGTCGTTGACGCTCTACTTCGGTCGATGTCCAAAGATCAACTCAATCGGTTCATCACGGAGCACACTCAAGCACTTGAGGTGGCTCGTGTGACATTGCTCAACAGCGAACGGGCCGGCGATGGCGTCCTGTCGTCGTTTGAACGGTATTCCGAAGGCTTCTCCAACTTGGCCCAGTCGATCCGATAGCTGCCTCGTAGTAACGGACCGCGGCTTTCTGGCGCTCAGTCCGCAAGTTGAGCGCCGGCCGAATCAGCCACAGGACGAAACGCGCGTACATGCGCTTCATGAAGTCTCCTTCTGTTGGGTAAGCGACTCGAAAACTCAAGGAATATCGACTTTCGAACGGTGAGCCACTGAACCGCGTCTCGGAAAATGTCTTTCGACTCGTGCGAAGCGGCGTCGAGATCACGCGAATCTAGTCGCCAACGAGGCAGTAATCGCGCGTCGACGAACTCATCGTTGTAACGTCGATTTCGCGGCCGTACTTCTTCGCGAGGTGTTTCCACAGAGCGATTTCGAGTGCCGCGGGCATGGCAGTTTCTTCGACGTAGAGGTTCGCGCCGTCGTAGTGGATCTGGGTGCCGCCATCAGCGACCAATCCCAGTTCCACTACCGGCCCCTGCCCAGCTCGGAAGCGCGCGTTGACGCTCTGGACGCACCGGACTTCAATACCATCAATCAAGACGCGCCCCGTTCCAATGGGACTTGCCTCGATCGTCACAGCGCACTTGTCGTTAGCATTTGTCACGTTGACTCCTTCCGCTGGCTCGTAAGGGACAGCATGTCCAATAGGATATCTTTAACTCAAACACGATAAAACAACTGAAAGCGATTTCGCCCCTTACTTCATTGAACCCGAGGGCGTCATCCCGCGAGCTCCTTCTGCTCCCGCAAGCTCTCGTCGCCGCGCAGCATCAGTTGGCGCAAGACGACCCAACCTTGGTAGTCCGGCCGGAGCGTTTCGCACACGACGCGCGGATCATCAACGGCGCGCTCAACAAATGGACAAGCTTCGATCGGCGCACGGCGGTCCCGCTTAATCCAATTACTTGCAGCTTGGGGGGATACGCCGACCCTCCTCGCAAAGTCGGCTTGCGAGTCGCAAAGGCTGACTGCGAGGCACAACGTTTCGAATGGTGAGAGTTGCGACGGAGTGTTCATGCGCGAACGATAAACCATAGTTTATCGTCAGTCAACTCTCGTTTATTGATCGAATATACAATTGTTTATAGAGTCCGGCTCATGGCACTCGGAAAGAACGTCGCACGACTACGCACCCTGACGGGCGAAACCCGTCCGGATCTTGCGCGCGCTATCGGCATCGAATCACAGCAGCCGATCTATGCGCTGGAAAAGCGCGACAGTAGCCGGTCGGATCTTGCGCCACAGCTAGCAAAACACTTCCGGGTTGATTTGAACGTGTTGCTTGAGGACGATTTGTCGCGCCTCGACAGCGCGGGACTTGACGCGCTGCGTCGATCGCGAAAACCGCCTGTCGGGGCGGGGAAGAAGGTGAAGATTCAGGAGAGATTTGATGCTGCTCCTGAGTCGATACAGCAGGCCGTCCGCGACCTCCTCGAGCTGCCCATTGCGGACGCAGAAAAAGTCGCGGCCCTGATAGCCGCCTTTCGCGGCGATCGTTAGTGGACGTCTTGCAATGTTTGCGCTATAGACTCGACGGCGTCGTCAATGTCACCGCAGACATCCCCTGCAATCCATCTCCCGCACCGCGCAAGGTCGCTCGTAATGCATGATTGATCCGACCGATCCGACAGTGCATCAATCGCGGAGAAGATCGCTTGTAAATGTCGAATTCTCTCTGCCGCGAGAATCCCGAGATCCTTTGCAATAAGGCTCACGGACTGCAACGCCCCCGCGGCAAACTCCCTGTTGTATTTCTTCAAGTGGCCACCTCGTAGGTCTGATTGAACGTTCGCAGGGTGCGCGCCTCTCGGCATCGTCCATCGAGAGGCCCGCCCAATCGGCTCTACTTCCTGCGAGGTTGCCAGAGAGACACGGATATCAAGCTCACGATGGCCGCTGCTATCACGTAGAATGCCGGCGCGAGGTTGTTGTGCGTGGTCGCAATCGCCCACGTAATGATCGCGGCGGAGAATCCACCAAACGTGATCACGGCGAGGTTGTACGAGATCGAAATCCCAGTCGACAGAACCCCGTCTGGAAACATGTCGCTAAGCGCCGCCAGGATTGGCCCCTCGTAGCTGGCGATAACGAGCCCGAACACCACCTGGAACACGAGCAACGACTTCAACCCTGGTGCGGCATTCAACATAGCGAACAGCGGATAAGCCGCGACGATCGCAACGAGCAACGCTCCCGCAAGGAACCAGCGGCGCCCAAACAGATCGGAAAGGTGTCCAATCAAAGGTGTGACGAAGAGAACAATTGACGCGCCGACAAGCACTGCGATGAAACCCGTAGAAGACGGGAGTTTCAGAACCTTCGAAGCGTAGGTCGGGATGTAGAACAGTAGGACATAAGAGCAAACCGTCCAGAAGACGACTAAACCAAATCCGACAAGCGCCTCACGCGAAAAGCTCCTGACGACCTCGACGACCGGCGCACACTCGCCCAAACGCTCGTCTGCGGGAAAGCCAGGGTCGTTCAGCCTACTGCGGATATAAATCCCGACCGGGCCGAGACCGAGTCCGAGAAGGAAGGGGATTCGCCAGCCCCAAGATTCGATCTGCTGCTCATCGAGGCACTTCACGATAAACACCGCAAGAACTGACGCAAGGATAATCGCGAACCCGATACTCGCCTGAATCCAGCTCGTGTAGTATCCATGCCGCTCGGCCGGCACGCGCTCGCGAAGATACGCTGTCGCACCTCCCATTTCCCCTCCAGCCGAAAATCCCTGAAGTAGACGCGCGACGACAATCATCAGTGGCGCACCAAGCCCTGCATCTTTGTATGTCGGCGCGAATCCAATCATCGCCGTCCCGGCGGTCATCAATGCAATCGTGACCGTAAGCGCTGCTCGGCGCCCCACTTTGTCCACAATTCCGCCAATCACGATGCCACCGATCGGACGCATAAAGAAGCCTACGCCAATCGTCGAAACCGACAGCAACAGAGACAGGTTGTCGTCCGTCGACGGGAAAAATAGTTTCGCAATAATGACTGAGAAGAAACTATACGAAATGAAATCGAACCATTCGAAACCATTTCCGACGATGACGGCGATTACAGCTCTCCGATGCGTGTCGGAGCTCGCACTCGGCGCGGCCTCGCGCGCGTACGTTGATGTTTGCATTATTTCGTGCCCTCGGATTATTGAGTTATTACGGCTATCAAACAAGATTTGATCGCGCACGAAATATTACGTCTATTTACGAATTACTTACTATGAAAAATTCTCGGGGCAGCCTGACCATAAGGAATGATGCAAATTGAACCAATCGTATGACTTATACATGCGTCAGTAGCCACTCGCGAAACATCGTGACCGCGGGCGTGTCTCGGCGATCCGCAGGCCAGATGACCTGATACGCGCCGCCGAAGCTTGCATGCGCATCCGACGCTAAAACCAGCTTCCCGCTCTCAACAAGTGGCGTGATCATATGCTTCCAGCCCAAAATTGCTCCGTGCCCATGCAGTGCCAGTTGCAGCAGTAGTGGGTAGCTGTTCGCAGAAATAGTTCGAGCCGGACGAAACCCGATTTCGCCGACAGTCAGGCGAAACCAATCTCGCCATCCCATCCACTGACGCTGCTGTTCCTCCGCAACAAGTAAAGTTGCCTCCATCAAGTCCTGGGGAGGCACGCGGCGCCCCGCGAGAAACGTCGGCGCGCAGTATGCGTGAACGTCCTCCGCGATGATCGCCGTTCCAGCAATGCCGGGGGGAGGAACGTCGCGAATGTAGTAGACGCCAATGTCGAATTCGGCCGCGTTCAAATTGAACACGCCTTCTCGAACAAGAATTCGCACGGAGACTTCCGGATGCTCCGCGCTGAACTCGGCAATCCGATCCGCCAAAAACAATGTTGCAGTGCCGGACGCGCACGCAATAGTAAGGCTGTGCGGAGTCTGCTCCTTCATCACAAGTGCAGTTGCCTCGACACAGTCGGCCAAAATCGCATGCACCCGATCAGCGTACTGCTGGCCCGCGCGAGTCAAATGCAAGGCCTTGGCATCTCGGACAAAGAGAGTTGTCCCAAGAAACGTCTCGAGCTTCACAACCTGTTTGCTAACCGCGCCTTGCGTCACATTCAATTCCTCGGCTGCTCGCGTGAAGTTGCCGTGTCTTGCGGCTGCGTCGAAGAAAACAAGACACTGAAGAGGTGGGAGAGGTTGAATTTTCATGATTGCGTCCAATTCCTCCCAAGAATTTACAGGCTGATCCGCGTCTTCGCCACACGCGGTCGAACTTGCCCTCCCACACAGGCACAAACTTTTGTTGACTCTTGATAAACTCTTGTTTATTCTTCAATCCATACCGCAGCCTTGCTCGCTGCACCGCTCCGGCGGATCGATCTTTAAGAGTGCCAGCGTACCGGGACCCGCAAGGGAGCAACCGGTCGGCTCTACGGTGTAGCCGAAAAACGGGGTAGCGCCCGACACCACTCAGCTTTCATGAGATGGGGTCCTGCCGATGCGGACGTGGTCTGGCCGCGGCGAGGGAGCCAGAGGACGCCGGAGTTGGTCGCGACGCACATGGCGGTTCACGAGATAGCCGGATTGTCGTTCGGAGGGGAAAGCGAAGCCGGAAGTCGCGGCAGTGGCCCCATCCCATGAAAACTGACAAGGAAGCAGATCGATTGGTGTTACGCCCTGATCGTTGTATTGAATTCGAACTACTAAATCATGAGGGGAAGCGAGGATCGTAATCGTGACTCTTCGAAAGGAGATCCAGTGGAATCGAAACGGAAGCTGCCGACCGTGTCGGTCGAGTGGCTCGAAAACGCAGCAGCTGACCTCGAAGTCAGCGCAAACGCGAGCCGTGAGACGTGGGCGGTACTCGGCCTATCTCATCGGTACAGCGAGAACATCGGCCGCGCCCATGCAATGCGGCACACGGCCCGGTTGAAGCTCGAATACGACCGACGCCTCTTTCTACGGTCGATCGGACTCAAGGTCTAGGAGCCGATCGTGAGCCAAGCCGCAAAGAACCTCCTCGAACTGCGCCGTCTGCCTCGCGGCGCGCTTGTCGAGCACCTGTTGCGCGAAGTTGCAAGCGATCTGATCGCTCAGGGCATCGAAGATCTTCGCGGAGGCTGCTGAGGTGAAGCACTTCGTGACTGGGGCTTTGGCCCTGCTGATTCTCTGGCTCGTCGTCGAGGTTACGCGTGCGATGAAGCACATCGGCCGCGGCGAGCACCACATGCACTGACCGACCGCGCCCGCTACAGGAGAAAGACGATGGCTCGAATCGAAATTGCAGTTGCGTCGGCGCACAAGGTAGGCGCGGACGCACCGGATGACGCGTGGTACGTGCAAGTTTTGGTGGCGCGCGGCCGTGTCCTGTACCACGAAGGGCCGCGCGTCGAGGCTTTCTTCACCAAAGAGCAAGCAATGCGTCTTGCAAATCAAGTGAACGCCGCTCGCGTGATCGATACCGCGCATTGGCACGTCTGACCAACCGCGCCCGCCCTGCGGGCAATCACAACCCACCGGGGACCGCGATGCTTCACATCCATGCAAATCACGAATACAACGTCCGTGAAACCCTGACATGGGCCAAGCTCCAAGACGCCATCGAACGCCATGATCGCAACTACTTCGCCGGACATTGCCTCGACGCAATCGAGCTCATGCCGTCCGGCGCCATGCAGCGCATTGAGCCGGCAGCCGATACGTCCATCGAGCCTTTCGCCGCGTCGACCCATGCATACCGTCGGTAATTGCGACGACACGAGACCATCATGAACAGAGTCGCTTTCGACAATGACCTACTCGCCGCGTGCGTTCGGCCGAACGGGCGTCTCGCTCGGGCTGTCGGGATGATCCTCGCCTACGGCATCACTATCGGCTGTGTGTGGTTCCTCTGCGCCGCGTTTCGTGCCGGCGCACTGCGGTAAGCGCCATTGAGTCCTTTTCGCAGCATTGCGCTCCGCATCATCAAAGTGCCAGACTTATGCAGAACGGTCAATCAGACCAACTTTGAAAGCGCATCAGAAAAGCAGTTGTAGTGCTCGCGTATTGCATTGAGATGCTGATAGACGTTCCCTCTGTACACCTCGACGACTTGCGCGTGCATATCATGCCCGATCTTTCGGTCCTCAGCTGAACCGTTGAGATACTGTTCAATGTTTGGACCCACCTCAGGATCACGCATTGGTCCGTCAAAGAACACCTGAATGGAACGTGCGAGGAAGGTGAATTGATCAATGAGCAGCAACAGCTCCGACACCCCCTTGCTCGAGCCGATCTCGTGCATTGGAATACCCTGCAGCGCGCGAACAAGCCCGTCGATTATCGAACGATCATACGTCTTGTAGAGTTCGACCCGCACCGCGTTGACGTCTGCGATCGACATTGTTGAGCGGATCATCTCAGCCCTTTCCCACGCCGCGTCAGCAATGGCAACAGCAGAGTCGCGCCTATCTTGCGCCGCTCGAGCTACCTGCATCTTTATCGACTCGATTGCGCCTTTCGCTTGACGCTCTGCGACCCACAGGGCACCAACAATTGCAGCAATAGAGCCAATTGCCTGCAGCCAACTGGCCATGATCGATCGATCGTAATCACCTTTCCCGCCGATCATGGCACAGAAGTAAGACACGCCAAAGACCGCCACCATCACAGCGAGCGAACCGCCAACGAGCTTCCAGTTTTTCATCACGTCCTCATCTGTTTTGGCGCGAATCGTAGCACGACGACTTATCCCATAACCACGTACATTCCGGCGCTCCGGACGCCTGGCATTTTGTGACCAACGCAACCCACACCGCAGTTCCCCGCTCGCCGCGCGCGGGATTTCCTCTCGGATAAGCGCGGCCTTTCGGCGGGGCGGCCCGTATGTGCGCCCCGCCATTTTTTACCGGAGATACCAATCAAAACCGCTTCGAAGCTCATCGTCGCGGCCGTGCTGTTTCTCGTGCTGCTGTCGATCGTCACCCCGTGGCTGATGAATCAGGACAGCAGCATCACCCTGCTCGCCGTGCCGTTCGTGTGGTTGGCGTATGCCGCCGCCTTTGTGAAATTCATCCCCCCTCATTTCAAGGAGACCAAGTGAAACGCCTGTTTCTGATTCTGATCCTCGCGCCGACGATGTTCCTCGCGGCCGGCTGCGATAACGTCCCGGCCGGCTACGTCGGTGTGAAGGTGCAACGCTACGGCGACGACCGCGGCGTCAACGTCGAAGTGAAGGGGCCCGGTCGCTACTTCAACGGGCCCAACGTCGACATGTTCATCTTCCCAACGTTCACGCAGTCCTACGTGTGGGACAAAGCTGGCAAGTCCGACGAGTCGTTCACGTTCCAGACGGTGGAGGGGCTGTCGGTCAACACCGACATCGGCGTGAGCTACGCGATCCCGCGTGAGAACGCGCCCAAGGTGTTCCAGAAGTATCGGCGCGGAGTCGATGAGATCACGGGCGTCTACCTGCGCGCGATCGTGCGCGACGCCCTGAATCTCGCCGGCGCGTCGATGGCGGTCGAGGACGTCTACGGCAGGGGCAAGGCGGCGCTACAGCAGCGCGTCGAGGACGAGGTAAAGGCGAACGCCGCGAAGGTCGGAATCAGTGTCGAGAAGGTCTATTTCGTGAATCAGATGCGCCTCCCCGAGCAGGTCATGAACTCGATCAACGGGAAGATCGCAGCGACGCAGATCGCGCAGCAGAAGGAGAACGAACTGCGTGCAGCCGAGGCGGACGCGGCAAAGCAAGTCGCGATCGCCAAGGGCGAGGCCGAAGCGCTCGAGGTGAAAGCGAAAGCACTACGCGAGAACAGCCAAATCCTGCAACAGATGGCGATCGAGAAATGGGACGGCAAGCTCCCCCAGTACATGGGCTCGAACAGCGTCCCGTTCGTCCAGATCAAGTAACGAAATTCTGAGCCCACGCCCGGCTCTCCCCTCGGATATGGGCGGCCTTTAAGGGTGGCCAGTTCGGCACCCTCTTTTTCCTCTGCGGAGATTCAAAAGCGGACGCTCGGCGGTGGCGGTTGGGTCCCGCCATTCCCTCAAATTGATGCCAAGCACTCATGCAACGCTGCCTTATGCGAGCGCTGAGTGTCCGCCCTTGAACCCCTGCTTGAGCTGGTGCCTGTACGGACCAGCACCTTTTTCGAATTCCAATGACGTGCATAAGGGCCAGGCCATGAAAGAACTGCAACAAGCCGTCTCCACTGCCTTCTCGAACATCGTCGCGGCCGGCGCGATCGAGAAGGCGATCGAAGAAAAGTTGACGAAGACGATCACCTCGATCCTCGACGAAGAACTCCGCTCGTACTCGACCTTCGGCGAGCAATTGAAAGAGCACGTCAAAACCGCGCTGCAAGTCGATTTGCATAACCTTGGTCTGCCCGGATACAACGACCTCATTCTCAAGATCATCCGACAGCAGGTCGACGCGCAGTTGAACGCGACAATCGAAACGCAGATCGAGAAGCAAATGAAGGAGCTGCTCGCGCCCGCACCGGCCGAAATCAAGCTCTCGCAACTCGTCGATGAATTCATCAAGGACGAGCATACCAATCGCCAGTACCTCCCGTGCTCGTGCGATGAGTCGGATCGGATCACGCTGATTGTTCGCGAAGAGGGTCTCGCCAGTTCGAAGTTCTACCACGTCTACCTGGACAAGGAGAGCAACACCGAATACTACAAATGCCCGTATCGGATCGACGTCCACGACGGCCGGGTGTACAGCGTTCAGATCGATCAAAAAGACCCGAGCAAAACGCTGTTTGCCGGCCCCATGCATGGCTTCAAGCGCCGCCTTTTCCAGCTCTATGCCGCCGGCACGAGGCTGATCATCGACGGCGACGAGAACAGCATCAATACCTACTACCCCGGCCGCGACTATTGAACGGAGGCACGACATGACGAATGAGACGACACCGCGCGCGAACGGCATCGTGAACCTGACGCAGTACGCATTCGAGCTTGTCGGCGCTGTCGACAGGCTGCCTGAGTCTCCGCAGCGCGACGAGGTACTGAAGCAAGCAAAGGCTCTTCGGCTCGACCTCGCGACCGCGACACGGGAATCGCTCTTCGACAGCTTCGTTTCGCTCGAAGGGCTGCGAGCAAAGCTGCTCGCACCGCGCGAGATCCAGCGCGACGAACAAGGCTGGCTGACGCATCCCGAGCTTCCCCTCTGCGACGAGGATGTACGCGTCGACAGGTTCCTTGAAGCGTTCGGCATCGAATCGGCATTCATCAGCATGGAATCCGACGTCGATGTCGAAAGCTACGAGCAGTACCACGAGCGCGCCGACGCCGACTGCAGCGCATGGACGCCGACACCACCCGATGGCGAAGGTTGGGTGCTGCTCGAGATCTACGACACCGAAGACGGCCCGCACGCGCTGTTTGCACGTGCAATTCCCCCCAAGGTGCGCCGCGATCGCACACGGCATACAACGAAGTCTACCGGGCGCACACCCGCAGAACAAGCCGCCTATCGGGCGGGGTTCGACGAAGGTAAGAGACAAATGGCTCTCGTCGTCCTGCAATCGCGCAAGCCGATCGACAAGCTGTTGGAGGAACTTTGAGCGTGATGAAGAAATCGACGAACGCGAGCACCGAGGCGCAGCTCATTACTCCGGCGGCGCTGACGGACGAGCAGCGAGGGTTGATCGAACGCGCAGAAGACCGCCTTCGCGGCCGCGGTGCCGAAGACGCAGATGCAGCGAATGGGCTACTCGAGGTGTTGATTGCCCATCCTGCCCGGCCCATCGCCCACGACGAGGCAGCGCAACCCGAGAAGAGCTGCGCTGACGCGCCATACGGCAACGCCGAGAAAGCCGAAGATATGCGGATGATAAAGCTCGTGTTGGACGACTACACCCGCAACGGCATCGCCACGATGACTGAATCAGAGAAGGTCTCCTACTTGTCCGCGTCGCTGCTCTCCGCTTACCAACTGCTTCGAAGCGTCGTGGGCGATGAGTGGGTCATGGGATGGCTTGAAGCGGCTTTGCACGAAGTGATGACCACGCCGTGTGCGGTCGAGATCCGCAAACCGTCTTGAATCGAGGTTCGACCATGAACGACCAACAACAGAGCCGCGCTGATGCGCTGACGGACGAGCACATCGCGACGCTGAAACTGGCTGCGCGCGCAGTTACGCCGCAGGACATCGACGGCGCAGAACGAATCGAAAGCCGGCCTGATGGCAGCTATATCACATGCCCCGCATGCGAAGGCGAAGGCTGCATTCCGTTCGAATCGGATTACTGCAATTACGACCATGTGGCGATCGGCGTGCAGTTTTACGGTGTCGGCACGGAACCGGGGGCGGCCGAGGCGTATTTCCGAGCCGCGAAGCCAGCAACGATCCTTGCGCTCCTCGACCGCCTCGAACGCGCAGAATCGGCCCTCGCCGCACCCCCTGTCGAGCAGCCCGCAGCAGCGCCGGCCGACGACGCGTGTAAGCGCTGCGGATCGACTACCGCGCAGGCGTGCAACGACGCTGGGTGCTTCTATCTCGAATCGGGTGATGGCGAGCCGTCGGCAGCGCCGGCCGACGAACGGGCGGTGTCGTTCGAGGCGTGGTGTGATCGCTTTCCGGAAATCAGTGCAGTCGAGCGGTTGCGGGATGCATGGCAAGAAGCACGCGCGGCAGCATCGCCCACTGCGGAGGCGGTGCGCCTGACAGACGAACAGCGCCGTGTGCTTGTCGAAGTGGCGCAGATGTTCAAGGGAACCGATCGACGTCGCGCGGTCCTCAATGAGCTGGCAGGTATTGCAGCCGCCCCTCAACCCGCTCACGCAGAGGCAGCATCGCCCGCTGCGGAGGGTGAGACGGAAGATCACGAATGCGTGTACGAGAACGGCGATGGTGTGTGCCGCCAGTGCGCGGAATTGGCAAAGCATCACCGGGCAGCAGCATCGCCCGCTGCGGAGCGAGTGACCGCCGCCCTCCAAGCGTTGTCAGCCGATGTCCATACTCTAGGCGACGGTTGGGCGAACGACGAAGCGATGATCGGTCTCGCAAAAAAGTACCTGCGAGTCGAGCCCAAGCCTGCATCGCCGGAACTTTCCCTATGGCGAGATTTTGTGCTCCTTGCCGTAACCGACGCCGCCCCGCAACCCGCGCAGGCCGACGCACCGGCCCATGCGGCGGAATGCCCGCATTGCGACGGCGAAGGGGTGATCGAGGGCGACAGCGGAACGAGTCCGTGTGCCTGCCAGCGGGATGCGCAGGAAGGTATGCCGACCTTTGGCGCACGAAGGGCGCAGGCCGACGCACCGGCAGAGGCGCGCGAGCGCGACGATCCTGAACTGATCGCGGCAAGCAACAAGGGCTATGCGGCCGGACTGCGCGACGGAAAAGCGCTTGGCGCTTGCGGTCCGCTGGCCCCCGCCGATGCGGGAGAGGCGGCAGCGTGGCGCTATCGAACGAGCGGCGATAACTGGTGCTATTGCGATGGAGACCCCGTCCATGTCTGCGACCGCGATTACGAAAAGCAACCTCTTTACACCGCCCCGCCCGCCGCGAGGGTGGCGAGCCTGACGAACAGCCAGCGCGAGGCAATCGAGTTTGCAGCCAAGACAATGGAGGCGCGCATGTTAAATGCCCATGCCTGTGTGCTCCGCGCCCTTCTCAATGGAGCCGACAAATCATGAACTGCAATTGCATAAGCAAGATCGAGATCAAACTGGCCAAACGCTACAGCGAAGAACTCGGCGTGGACGCTTCGGCCGACTGCCAATCGGCCGGATTCTCCATGTCTGACAATTCGATACGCGTGATCCACAAGACCGAGTTCAAGATCGTCGCGCAGGCGAAAGGATTCACGCGCGGAAAGCTGATTCCGGTCATTTCCAGCTACTGCCCGTTTTGCGGCAAGTCAACTGCCGAGGGAGCCAGCCATGGCTAAGAGGCAACTTGGAATCGCGCGCAGCAGCGTGCGCCCGGAATGGAGAATGCGCACTCATCCGTGGCTTGACATGAACACGCTCAAGCCGAAGTACAGCGTGCAGGCTTACGAGCCGAGTCTGAAGAAATGGGCGCATGTCTACGACGGCGGAACGAATAAGGCATTTTTCTTCGAGTCGTCTGAGGATGCCGCCGACTTCATCAAAGAAGTGAGGGAAGTCGACCATGCCGAATAACGACGCGCTGACGGTCAGCGAATGTCAGGTGATCAGCCGCGCAGCAGACGAGGCCCGACATTCCTGCCAGTACAAGCTTGCGGAAGAACTGGAAGCAATTCTCGCCCCCCCCCATCCGAGCCAGCCGGAGCCGCGCTCCGAGGTGACGGATGACGACAAGCTCTGCGCAGAGCGCTATCGCTGGCTGCGGGAGCGAGCATGGTATATCGATGCGGCTACGTACGCGCTTGAACTACGTGAGCGCTGGCGCAGCGGCAATGAGCCGCCGCCAGATGTAGACGAGGTGGAATACGCCCTCGACGCCGCCCGCACCCAAGAGAGCAAATCGTGAGCGAGGACAGCAAAATCGAATGAATTGGAGATTGTGATGACAGCGAGGCTGATTCCAGTGGCGGCTTGGGCCGACGCGGTATTCGGCGAGCACCGACCGCATCAAAACACGTTGCTTAACTGGATCAAGGCTGGGCGCATCCGCCCAGTTCCACGCAAGGTAGGAAGAGGGTATTTCTGTCGCCCCGATGCCGAGTACGTTGACCCTGTTGCGGAAAAAATTGAGAGGATGACAAGTGGCCGCTAGACGAAGGAATGCGGATCGCAGGAACTGGCCAGCCAACCTGTATCAGAATTCGGCTGGCTACTTTTGGTACAAGAATACGGCCACTGGAAAATCCTACGGCTTAGGGAGAGATTTCAAGGTGGCGTCCGCCCAAGCTCGAACTGCAAATGCAGAACTGCTGCACCGTGCTGGCGACGTGTCACTAATCAATCGGATCGATGGAGGTAAGCTAACGCTGGATCAGTGGTGCGACAAGTACCTACAAAAGTTTGAGGCATCAGGCAAAGCTGGCAATACGATCAAATCCGTTCAGTCGCAGATCCGGGCGATTAAGGCTGCGCCGTTCTCCACCCAGTCATTGATGAGAGTATCGACGAAGGAAATCAATGACTACATTGAAGGCATCACGGAAAGCCGCGGTGCTACGATCACGGCGAAAATCCGAAGCCGCTTGCAAGACGTTTTTCGATCTGCCGAGGCGGCAGGACACATCGAGTTGGGAAAGAATCCAGCCATACCAGTCAAAGCGCCGCCCGTTGATGTGTCGCGCGACCGACTCACGCTTGATGACTTCAATGCCATCGTGGCAAGGACTCGCGAAGATTTGACTCGCTGCTGGGCTGCAAACGCGTTTGAACTGGCGCTGCTCACCGGGCAGCGACTCTCCGACATCGCGGCGATGACTTTCGATCAGGTCAAGGACGGCTTCCTGTGGGTTGAGCCAATTAAGAGTCAGGGCAAGGTGAAGCTCAAAATACCGGTTCATGTCGGCCTCTCCTCCGTCAAGCTAACAATTGAAGCCGTCATCAAGCGATGCCGTGATTCTGTTGTGTCGAAGCACATGGTGCATTTCATCCATCAGCGCGGCAGCGTCAAACCGGGGCAGAAGGTCTACCACGACACGATCAGCAAGACGTTTGCCGAAATGCGCGACGTTGCCGGCATAACTGGAAGAGAAGGAAGGAATCCGCCATCGTTTCATGAGATTCGATCGCTGGCGATTCGCCTGTATTCCGATGAGTACGGGCCAGCGTTCGCACAGGCGCTCGTCGGCCATACGTCGGCCCAAATGACCGCCCTCTATCGGGACAATCGCGGGCGCGAGTGGACGGAAGTCAAGCTGGCTCAGTCCAAATAA